TTGATATAACGCGCGAATTTGCTTATAAATTTAGAAAATCGACCCCCTCCTCCGGTGCCCCTAAGACGAATTTTTCATGAAATATTTTAAGGCGGGGGTGTTATTTTTGTTTTATTTTCACCATTTCTCATCATGTTCCCATTTATTTTGTTTCTTTTCGTAAATTCTTCCATGCTCTTTGTTATGGCAATTTACACAAACTGTTTCAAGGTTGTCTATGTCTAATGCAAGACCAGGATGATGTTCTAGTTCTTTTATATGATGGACAACGAGTTGTATCTTCTTACGCTTGGCACTTTCACTGTATTCATTGGTGTCTGTTTGAACACGACCTTTGCGTTTACATTCCTGGCATTCATAGTTGTCACGCTTCTTTACTTGTTCGCGTATACTCTTCCACTCACCACTGTCATAGAACTTACGCTTCTGTTGTTTGGTTTTGTATTCCTTCATTAATCATTGCACCACCATGTTTACAATGTTTGCACTGTAATCCATCCTTAGTCCTAGATTGTCGCTCTGTGTATTGCTTTGTGTATCCGCACGATATACATCTAAACTGTACAACCTTCTTTGGTTTCTTTTTCTTCTAAGAATGAATCAATAAGCTTACTAATTAAACTTATATCAGCTTCTTTCTTCACCTTCTGTGATGTGTTATCAGACAATGCTTCTACTTCCTTAATTACTTGTGGTAACTTCTCTACGTCAACATACTCTTTAAACTCTTCCACTTTGATGGCAGAAAGGATTGTCCCAAGAGCAATAGCTTTCTCAAGTCTAGTTAATTGCATCCATACTCCAATCCTTTCTCCATCTGTCTCTTTCCAATAATTCTTTTATTGATGTTTGTTCCAGGTATTTCACAGAATAAAACATAGGTTTCTCACCATACAACTTATAATATTGAACATCTATTCCGGATTTTTTATATGCTTTCTCAAGAGGTTTAAGGTATTTAATGTACGCTTTCATATCAATAGGTATAAGACCAAGTGCAGCAATCTTACCGTTTAAAACGCTGTCCAATTATCTCACTCCCTTGATATCAGTTACTGTCATCTTGATATCATCTGTCGTTTGTTTAATCGTAGATTGCGATATTAATTTACCTTGACAATAAAGCTCTACTGTATCACTTTGGTTTGCAAATCTACCCATAACCTTTTCCAACTTCTCTAATGCAGCCACACATTCATTAGCAGCTTCCGTTACTTCCTTCATTTGTTTTAACGCTTCTGTCGTATCAGCATCAATATTAATCTTTAATTTGTTATTAGCCATTTCATTCACCCTCCATTAATTCATATTCTCTTATTCTTGTAAGTGCGTCCTCAAGAGTACCCAAGATCATATCCGCACTATTATTTAAACTTACCTGGTTACTTAACATATCGACTTTATCTTTTAAGTCCTCTACATTTAATGCTAATACTTTGACTGATTCTCTTAACTCTTGGTTTTCGTTAGCTAAATTAGATAAATAGTCAAGTCTCTTTTTCAATTTGATGTTTTCTAACATTGCATCCATTACTTATACCACCTTGTATTTCTGGCATAATAAAAAGCCACAACTTATTAATTGTGACTTTCTCATTGTTATATATTAGGATAAAGTTCATTAGCCCTTTCTTTTAAAACCTTATAAACAGCGTCCGAAATAGTTTCTGTATCATCTGGTAATATGATTGGACCATATGCCTTTCCTGTTCTTAAGTTAGTAAATATAAGTGACGTCGGATGATTAATATCAATATGAAACACTTTATACTCATATAATGCATTCGAAGTATCATCAACAAACACACCTTGTTGATCAATCGAATTTAAACCTGGTTTTAAGCTCATAGTATTCACCTCTTACCTAATTAATATTTTATACTATCTATCAATTTCGGAATTCCTTCAAAAATACAGTAAGATAGAAAGGCAACTCCACCAGCCATAAGCCAAATAGGAGTAAGTGCACTAACTAATTCTTGAACCTGATTCATTTTCTAATCACCTCCTACCATAATAATACAATGAAAGAAGGTATTTCGAGCTTTAAAATCTGATTATAATAATATTACTATTTAGTTAAATTCTCAACACGATAAAAGCACTCCATATGGAATGCTTATATACCATCTTATAAATCTATCATTTTTAGTAATTCGTATAATTCATCCCCAGCCTTATTTCCTCGAAGAGAGATAGCATCATCATCCATTAGCCCAGCCCCATTGCTTAAAATTTGCAAGCTATTAATTCTCATTATAGAAGATTTGAACATTTGAAAATCATCATCGTTTACAATATTTAAGATTACAGGATCTGTGGTATCACTATACTCATACATCGGTAAGTCGAGATAAACACATGCGGAATTTACATACTCTTCTAGAGGATATGACTCAAAGTATAGGTACACCGTTTTTAAGTTTTCAAGATCCCAATCATTCATGTTTTTTAGGCCATTGACAAGAATCCAATCATTATAATTAAAACTTCTATTCCCTGTTAGTACTTGTCCAGCTATTATTCCTAATATTTTTGCAGCATTATCAGACACCGTTTTAGTTGCTTCCTCTAAAATATCAAAAACTAACTCTTGATTCCCATTTTTCTTTAACGTTTTTTCCAATTTCAATATATCCTCTGAATTAAATTGTTCATTTGAAAATACTTTCATCGCTAATCCTTCAAGGAATCTTTCACACTTACGTTCTATTCTTTTATTTATCCAGTTATTTAGAAATTTAGCATACCGATTATATTCGGAAAGTGTATTCATCAATTCATGACCGTTAGTTATTACTCCCCAAACCTTTTTTATTTCCTCTTCCGGTATATTTATTAAAGGAAATTTATCTTTTAAACTCATACCATTCACCCCTATTTTAGAATTTAATTCCAATATAATTCTATACCATTTCTACATAGGAATAAATCATAAAAGAGCAACCGTGCACCAGTTGCCTTTTCGTCAATTCTTTATGTCATTACTATAAATACGGTAAATGAAGTTTCACTCTTCTTCCAATCACCTAGTATTACTTCCACATTATTAAGTAAATGGAAGAAGAGCAAAAGCTCTCCTTAATAACGGTATCATTCAATCAGTACCATCTGCTGGTTTCGGATTTTATGTGCCGTCATTACGAACCGTTTAGAATTTTAGAAACGACATAGTGAGTTGTGTTTTCCGCCACTTCTCACAATACAAATATAACACGATACTTCCAAAACAACCGGCACATTTACTGCCAAAAAGCGGTCACGACTCTACCAACTTTTTTCACAGTTCAAATTTTTCTACTGCATCTGTTAACTCAACTGCCACTCCTAATAAACTTTTTTTCGTTTCTGTTTCTGCTTCTTTCTTTTTAATAAGCCACTCTGGATAATTCAATTCTTCTAGAAGGTTTCTAAAATACTTTGGATTTACTTGTAAGATATCAGGGTTTTTGCCGTTAAACCTTCGATATTTAATTAGCGCTTCTAATAATTCTGCATTTAGCATGAATTATATTCCCTCCCCTTATTTTCTACATTTATTTGTATACAATTTTTCACATTCTGGTGTCAGTCAGTTACCCATATCTTATATTGTGTGTAACTGTCCCCTTCGCTGAATCCCTTGGTATCATTGATTTCATTTAACTTTCTCTTTTGAGTTACACAGTACGAAAATTATGAGTAACTGTATAGGGATACCACCAGCATTTTGCAAAATAACCTACGCTATGCGGAAAAATAAAATAAGCTGCCCATGTGGACAGCTTATTTACATAATTATCGTTATCAGAAGTAAAATTTAACTCGAAAATAGCTAATTTTATCAGTTGTTGAATGTCTGAAAAAAATCAAACTAATGATATTGTCGAGATCCTTTGGCAACTTCTTGCCGTGATGACTATCATAGTGACTTTTTCTCCAATAACCACTATTAGTGGCTAATTACCATAAGGACTTATTTTTGAAATTTGCTATTTTTTAGAAAGTATGTTAATTTAATAAAGAC